TTAATATTGTTAATATTTATTGCATTTGCAATATACTACTTTTATTTTTCATCAAATACTGAACCCTCGCAGCTGCCTGTACCACCTGTTCCACCGTATGTACCGCCTGTTCCACCGTATGTACCGCCTGTTCCACCGTATGTACCGCCTGTTCCACCGCCTGTTCCACCCGTAACTCCCGTAACTCCCGTAACTCCAGCATACTTTCAAGAGCCCGCAAAAGTACAAGAACCAACATATATTCCGTCCTTTTGGAATCAAGATAGTGTCCAATATAAAGACGATCCTATAGAAACCACAAAAAAAACATTGAGAGAACCATCGCAAATATTCCAACCAGCCATATCTCGCAATTCGCAAGAACTTTATGATACACCATATCCTCCCGAGCAGCCTGAGCAGCCCGAGCCGTTTGAGCTACCCAAATCTATTATTTCGTCTTTTTGGAGTCAAGAGAATGATATAGAAAAAAAACAAACACCTTCAGTACCTCAAGTACCTCAAAGAGAACCATCATTAAAATTTAGCAAATCTCCCGAACAGCCTGAACAGCCCGAGAAGCCCGAGCAGCCGGAGAAGCCTAAATCTATTATTTCGTCTTTTTGGAGTCAAGAGAATGATATAGAAAAAAAACAAACATCTCAAGTACCTCAAAGAGAACCTTCGTTAAAATTTAGCAAATCTCAAGAGGAACAAGAGGAGCCAGACAAGGCACCCAAATCTATTATATCATCTTTATTGAGTCAAAAGAATGATGTAGAAAAAATAGAATCTTCTGTAAAATTTAGCGAGCCTTTAGAGGCTCCAAAAACTAAAACAACACCTCAAAGAAGATCATCTGTAAAATTTAGCGAGCCTTCTGAGCCTCCAAAAAAACAGACGCTTACCGAGAAAGACGTAAAAGACGTAGACGTAGCCGTAGCCGTAGCCGTTGACGAACCAGCTATAATAAAATCCAAAACTGTAGAAAAAGAGGACGATAACAACAGAGAGGACGAATCAACATTTTTCTCATTTTTCTCTAATAATGCTGATAAAAAAGAAGCTACTAATAAAAAAGAAGAAGATGAAGAAGAAATGCTAAAACAGATTTTAGATAATTCCGAATCTAAGGTAGATAGTAAAAAAGCAATCCCTGTAAAAGGAGGACGAGGCGGACGAGGCGGACGAGGAGGACAAGGTGGGCAGGGCGGACGAGTAGGGCGAGGCGGACGAGTAGGGCGAGGAGGACAAGGCGGGCAGGGCGGACGAGGCGGATGTGGATGTACTGGAAATAAGAAAAAGTAAGTAATTAAGGCTGTTTGTAAAAATATAATAGTGTGTCTCTCATTAAATATATAATATAAAATCCTATAAATATCCCTATTGATATTAATAAGATAACCATAAATGAATTTGATATCAAATAATATATTAGGTATATTATTACTAATAAAATAGTCATATAGTAACCATTTATATTCTCTAATAAAGGATAATAGCTATTAATGTTTTCTATTAATGAGAAAAAAGTATTCATTATTGTTCTATAATTAAATTAATATTTTTAAATTACCAATTGCTTCAGGTGTCCTACGCGAATATCAGTATTAACCATGATCTGATAACCGGCCTTTATAATATTTTGCGAAAACGATACATCTTCGCTACAAATATCCTTTAGCGTTTTGCCATCATCGGCTATTATTACGCTCAATTCAGAATCAAAATAAGGGTATTTCATCTTATCAAGAACCTCGCGTTTAACCGCCATAAATCCCATACCAGCATATGCGACGGGATAGTATTTAAACCCAGTCTCTTTTTTCCACATTTCAATATCTTCAGGTGTAATAAATTTAAATGATCCATGCTCCTTGAAATAATTGGTATCCCAGTCTTTTACAAAAGCAAAATTCATCAAATCAGACATTCTATACATTCCGGAAACAACCGGATGATGTTCGGTCGATTCTATCAATTCAATTACTTGTTCGGGAGTAAAAACAATATCGCTATCAATAGTAATCCATACATCAAAATCTTGACCATTGAAAGGCTTTTGCATATCTCCGCGTAGAGTATCAAGACCTAATGTTTTCATTCTAACAAATGAAACAAATGAGCCAGTTGCCGGAGAAATAGTTATATCATATTTTTGCATTTCCAGAACTTTGCTAATAGTAGCAGTCCACGAAATTAAAAATTTAGAGCTAAAATTATCGCCGGGCAAGGCAAATACGATTTTTTTCAAAACCTTCCTTTCAATTTCATTTTTAAGATTTTTATCTTCGTCCATTATGTTTAATATATGAAAATATTTCTTATATCGTTTTATACGCATTTACGTGCGAAAATGTAAAGGTATATAAAATATATTTGCATATTATAATATAATATATATATTAAATGTTTGATGATAATTATAAATACGACAATATAATATATAATACCGAATTGGATTATGAATCTCCAAGAATAGCACAACCAATAAAAATAAAAAAACAATTAAAACCTCATCAACTCGCATGCGTCTTTAAAGCAACTATGATGGAAAATGTAAGAAAGATTAAGTATTCGACTGGAGAAGAGATGGAATCTAATATTGGTATTTTAGGAGATATCGTAGGTTACGGAAAGACATTAACGGCTCTATCAATCATCGCGCATAATGACTTGGATAATATATTTGTTAATAATCAAAAAATTATAAGTCAACATAGTACTAAAAAATATAATTATTTTAAGCTAACGTCGAGCAACAAAAACGTTCCTGTTTTAAATAACATGATAAACTCTACGCTTATTATTGTTCCGAGAGGACCTGTATATATTCAATGGGAAAAAACATTGAGCGAAAATACAGACTTGAAATATTTGGCCATAGATAATTTGAATTTTATTAATAAATATATGCCCAAATATCATGGTGATGACGAAGAAATAATCAACTATTTTAATCAATATGATGTTGTTCTTATTAAAAATACTACACTAACAACGCTATTTAAATATTATGATCCATACTATTTGAACTTATTCAAAGAATCGAGGCATTCGGCATATATCTATAATTGGAAACGTGTTATTATCGATGAATGCCATGATATTATAAATAAAATAGAAACCCTTACATATCTATATCTCTGGCTAATTAGCGGAACCTATTTGAATATATGTGACCGCATACATTCATCTTCAAATTCATTGCATCACAATATAAAAGAAATGATAAAGGAGGAGTATTTGAATTTCATTTTAGTAAAGTGCAATAAAGAGTTTGTTAGACAGAGCTTTAACGTGCCCCCGATAGTTGAAAAGTTTTATCTATGCAAAATGTCTAAATATTCGAAGGCCATTATACCATATATTAATCAAAATATTCTCGAAAAAATTAATGCGAACGATATATCGGGTGCTATTAAAGATCTCGGGGGCAAAAATGAAACAGAAGCAGGTATCGCAAATCTAATTTGTGCCGATATGAATAAAGCAATTCATAATAAATATAAAGAGATGGACTATATAGCTTTATTGGATATTCCCGACGATATTAAGGCGAACAAGTTAAATATTATTACAATCGAGTTGAAAAATTTGAAGGACAAGCTAAAAGATTTGACTGAGAGAATTTCAGAAATAGAAAATAAGACTTGTGCTATTTGCTTGGATAATATAACTCATCCGATAATATTGGATTGTACTCATATTTTTTGCGGCACTTGTATTATTAATCTATTAAACACGTCAGTTAATAATGATAGAAAGAGATGCCCCAATTGCCGCACAGAGATTAAAAGTACAGAGAATCTAACTGCTATAGTGCCCATCAAGAAAGAAGAAACAAAAATAATTAATAGGGATGTTATTGGTAAAGGGGTTCTTAGCAAAGAAGATACTTTGATAGAATTGATTCTAAATAATAAATCTGGAAAATTTATTGTATTTAGTCGTGTAGATGCGGCATTTTCTAAGATAACTGAGATTCTAACGACAAATAATATAAACCATGCTTGTCTTAAAGGAAATACGAATCAAATGATGAATATTCTAAATAATTTTAAATATGGTAATACCAACGTTATTTTACTAACAACGCAATATGCAGGATCCGGAATTGATATTAGTATAGCAACTGACGTAATTATATTGCATTCTATGGATGCAGATAAACAACAGGCTATTGGTAGAGCTCAGCGTGTCGGTCGAATTTATCCATTGAATGTTCACAATCTATGTTACGAACATGAAATGAATACTGAGAACACTATATAAAATATGAAATACACGATTATCATTACATCATATAGCATAACAAATATAATAAAAATTGATATTACTATATATTATAGTTATTAACAGATATAACAGATATAGTATACTATATTACTATACTATACTATTAAACAATTTGTAAAATGCCCGACGATAGAAATGCGAAGAGCTCTCTCAATATAACCTTAGGAAATATAGATAATATTAGTAATACTAATAATACTAATAATACTAATAATACTAATAATACTAATAATATTCATAATAAGAGAATTCCCAAGTACAAGAAGGGGGACGATAATGTAATTAAAATATCTAATGAAAAACAAAGACATTATTTGGACATTGCAGCAAAAATCGCTACTAAATCTCCAGTTTACACGCATAAACATGGTGCTATAATAGTACATAAAGATATTGTAATATCATCTGGGTATAATTTTTATATAAAGGGAAATAGTATGCACGCAGAAATAGCAGCGATATCAAAAATAAACAAGAAATACAAGGGAATTCTAAATGAATGCGATATCTATGTTGTAAGAATAGGTCCCAACAGTCTGGACAATCCTCTAAAATATTCACGCCCTTGTTTAGATTGCGAGAGCACTATCACAAAATACAACATTAAAAATGTGTATTATTCAACATCTTGCGAATATGGTACTGTTCATAATAAATGCAAATGCTTCATGTAATTATATAATTATTTAATTATTTAATTATATAATTAGAGAGTCAATGATACTTTAGGGATAATTCTCTTGATATGTTTTTTCATTACAGTCTCTCTTTCATCATCAAAAATCTTTTTTAATAATTCTTCTCCCGACAAATCATTATATTTTATAATCTTATTTTTTATATCATTCATTTTAATGGGCACTTTACATTCCTTAACATTTGTTTTAATTCTCCCATGCTGTGTATTTAGATCATTATATTTATAATTAAACATAAATTCCTCAATCTTTTTATTTAAAACTCCTTGATAATTCTTGCGTTCTTTCATAGCTATACTAAGTTTTCTTATTTGATCATCATATTTAAACCAATCATTTACTAAATTTTTGAAGGTTTCTAATTCTTCCTCCGAAGGTTCCGCGTTCTTATTGTTTATAATATCATCAACATTAAAATTATTTTCCATTATATATATTAGACTTTAATTATCCTTAAATTATTTTTTTAACGAAATTTTTTAAATTGCGCAAATCCCTTTCTCCTATATATTCACTCTTCTTTTTTCCATTACAATACTTTAATATCGTAGGATATCCAGATATGCCTTCCTTATATTTTTCTTTAAAATGCTTTATATTATTAGATTCTGCATTTATAATAACCACATCGTTACTATTTTTAACATGTGTGCATAATTTAAACCACGTTGGTTTCAGAACGTTACAATGATAACACAAATCTGAAAAATATAATATAATTACATTATCATGCTTTTTAATTATATCTTCGACCTTCTTTATATTATCTTCATTCAAATTTATAATCATGTAAATCTTCTAAATATACGCGCGATTATTTTATATTTTATATTAGTTTACTTTTTCATTCCTCCTGTATTTTTATAGGTGGTCAATCTATATGTTGGTGCTCGTGGAATATCTATTTTTACAGTAGAATTAGCATATTTTTTGAACGTAAAAGCTCGCAAATATTTTAATTCTAAATCGTATAATATATTTCCACCATCACTCACAAAATTATTTAAGACATTTAATAAATTGGTTAAATCTTCATAATACATATCGGTATAGTTCTGACCACGTCTTTTCTTTTTTATTGTATCATTCAATGTAATTAGAACTGTGATATGGTATTTGATAAGTATCAATATATTATTTCGCAGAACCTCAATATCGCGATCAATTCTTGATATATCATTTTTTAGAATATGAATTTTTTCCTTATTGAACATATCTAAATCTTTATGATTTCTTAATAAAGTCTTTCTATTACGAAATATATCGAGTATCTCCTTCTTTTTTTTATTACTAAGCCTGAGATTTTCATCTATAGCTTTTTCGAAATAAAATATAGTATTGAGCAACTCTAATATCTCGGAAATCAAAGGGTCTACTTTGCTTTTCTTGTTGAACCAACCACCTCCCTTATGTGTAACTATAAATTTATTTTTATATTCGAATATATATCCCATTGCATATTGTAATGTATATTCATTTATCGTATTCAACGTTCTATAATCAAAAGGTTTTACCTTTTTGTTTGCTTTATAATATTCTTTGAAATTCTCTACAGCGGTTATTACTCTTCTCACCATCTAAAAGTAATATAGAATTTTTTATTTTTTAATATATTATAATATAGATAGAATTATGAATAATTATAATGAATTAGAATACGATAAAGAGTACAATCCTTCGGCATTGAGTTCGAAAATATCATGTGCAAATATGAGTTTATTATCTAAGGATTATACTATCAAGCAAAAGATGATATCTGAAAAGGCTATAGATTATGAATTGTGCGAGAGATACAATAATTATTTTGATAATATATGCGATATAAAGAACATGGAAAATGATCTTTTAACTGGTATGTCTATTGGGAAAAAAAGCTGTATTTATAAGAAACCCGAATATCAAGGGGGCGAATGGCTATATCAATATGGGATAAGTGATACATTTAAAAATCAACTAAATTCTTATGAACTATTTAACTTTCAATCAAAGGCAAAGACTACTAAAAAGGTAAATAATAAATGCAAACAAAATCCTCAATTATTGGGTCATTGCGACAAAGGACCTTTCAATACATATGTTAGTACATTTACTACTGATGAGGATAATTGCGTATAAGTAAAAATTGATTAGATATATGTAATTAATGTAATTATTATACAATAATGTTTTCGATAAAGACAATCACTGCAAATGTGCTAAATATCAACAGTGGTAATCATAGAAGATTATGCCATATCGCAGATAATATAATTAAGCATATGAAAGACAAGAGTACTAATAGCGATTACTATAAACTTAAAAGTATACTATCTATCTATGTAAACGATAGAATAAGTGCTATGACTACTTCTGAGATTAATTATGTATTATATGATTATGGATATGATAATGCTGTAATTAATTACAAGAAAAATTATAAGATCATAGACAATATTAATACCAAAATGCTAATTTATAATTTAATACATAATAACTATTTTGAAATAATAGATATGACTAAAAAAGATGCAATTGCAACTCTCAGTAATTACATCAAGGCTAATAAGGATAGACAGCTATTTAATAAAAAAATAAATATTATAAGAGAGAGTAACTATTTAACTGATAAAATTAACAGAGAAATTGTAGGAGATGATGCTAAGCTTATTCTGAATACTATAGTCGAAAAATTTATTAATAAAACGATCAAAAGTATAAGCAAGAAATAGAGTTATATTTCATATCAAATGGATATAAACAATTCATATCATATCAATATATATCTGGTGTTCGTCGTATTATTATGGAGAATAAATTAATTTTTATTATTGACTCGCGCGAAAACTCGGTATATGACGATATCGCAGATAGAGATTTAGATATCTATAAGGAAAAAATAGAGATCGTAAGAGAATCTATTTGTATAGGAGATATTCATATAAAATTCAATAATAACATATATATATTTGAGAGAAAAACTGCTAAGGATTTAATTTCTTCAATACACGATGGTAGATATAGGGAACAGAAAGCCAGAATGTTGTCTACATATAATCAAAAATATCTATCATATATTATTGAAGAGGATGATATATTGTCGTCTAAAATATATTCAAAAAATAAATCAATGGTACAAGGCGCATATATAAATACTCTATTTCGCGACAATATTAGAATATTGTTCACTAAAAATATCGGAGAAACCGTTACTCTACTTCTATCTATTGCTATTAAAATGATAGAACATCCTAAAAAATTTGCTATGATATCCGAGGTATCCCAAGGTACTTGCCAAGATACTTGCCAAGATACTCATCAGGCCTCTCAATTATCTACCCAGCCAGTATATACGGACTTTATAAAGTTGAAAAAAAAGAAAATAGATAATATTGATATCAATACTTGTTATATTATGCAATTATCGCAGATACCGCACATATCTAATGTTATTGCAAAAAATATAGCAAAGATCTATCCTAATATGATAGAATTAATTACTAAACTCAATGATTGCGAGGATAAAATAAAAGAGCTTTGCAAAATTGATGGAGTTGGTAAGGAGAAAGCAGGGACGGTAATTAAATACCTATTTAGCCAGTAATGTAAACTGCTTGTAATCTCCTATGATATCTCCGAATACTCTAATATTATTTATAATTTTTATATCGCCAATGTTTTGACTTGCGAATATATTTTCTAATATGTTAGTCTCCTTGCTATCTTCTTTTTCCTTATAATATCCCAGCATATTATAGTAATCTGTTACAAATTTTTTATTATTAACTGTTATGATATATTTGACCTCTTTGTTAAAGTTAATAATCTTGCTTATAACATTGAGCAACTCCTTGTTTTTATCTATACAATTATTCTTGCTATATCTCCAGATCTTATTTGTTCCATCGCTAATATATGCTTCCGATGAAATTATACCAGTCTTAATATTTTTTACAACTTTAACATCTGCTTTGTAAACACCGACCTCTATATTTTTATCGGCCTTCTTCAATTTTTCTTTTTCGGTCGTTATTACTTCTCCCTCAACTGCTTTAACGCCATGATCGATATTCTCTGATATAGTAGCGAGTCTTACTGTTTTCGCTTTAGCCTTTGATGGTTTTTTAATTTTTGGTTCAGACAACATATTGATATATTTATCAAAGAGCAGTTCCTTCACAGCAGATAATTTTAAATTCTGGATCCTATTTTTTCTCCGTATATCATCCTGATACATGGGTTTTCCCTTCAATTCATTATCTATTTTTTCCCAATACTCATCGTCTTTATCGTAACCGGGCAATTGATCTATGCAAAGAGCATATAACTGTACAATAGGCTTCATGATCTGATTGGTAATATAATGAAGATAGTCGGGGGTCAACCCATTATCTTTAATATATTCGGGATTCTCTATCCTGTCTCCTTGCAATGAGTTTGGATTATTCGTTTTAATGTATACAAACGGAATTCTCTCGTTAACACATGGGCGATTTCCGGGGTCTCGCGCGCCTATTCTATCAGCCAAAACCTTGTGAGCTATTTTCGAAGGGTCCTTGTAAGAAGCCTTAATACTTTTTGTTATAATAAGTTCATTAATACAAGTCTTGCCATCTACCAAATCCTTCAATTCTTCATTTAGAAATTCGACGGATGCTCTCAAATCTTGTTTTTGCAATATGATATCTATTAGACCGCCGTATATTTTTTTAACAATATGTGCATTATCTCTCCTCTTTAATACGATACCCATAGATTTTTGTTTAAAGCTATTTACATCAGTTTCATAAAGGTTACCGACATACCTTTTTTTACTCAGTAAAATGAATGGAAACAGCGATTTTTCATAATTTAATTTCTGAGGCTTGGGCATTATTTTCGCAATCTCTTTTTCTACTTTCTGTCCCATTTTTATAGCATAGGGCAGAGCGTCCTTTCCAAGTACAGTATTCCCCTCTTCATCTTTCAAAGGGAACTTGCAGAATATTGAATCAGTATCTCCGTATATTACTTCGGCTCCATAATTATCTTCTACGAATTTTTTCGCCAACATAATCATATCTCTTCCAGTCGCAGTTGTACAAGCAGCAATCTCTTTAAGATATATAGATGATGTTCTCGCACCAATCTGTCCATATAATGAATTCGCAGTAATTTTATAAGCAATCTGTCTCGAATCTAAAACGTCCTTTTCAAAGCTATTATAGGTATCCTCAATAGATATTACTGTACTTTTATCAATATTGTGATTTTCTCCCGTATCAATATTCAATACATTTAACGAATCTCCCTTATCTGCGCATAAGCCAATATATGCTTCATTTTGCGTCTTAACTGTTTTATACTCTATCTTTTTTCTCGTATTCTTTCTCTCGACGAGAAGCATATCTAAAATATCCGCAATGATCCCTTTCTTGCCATCTTTATACTGAATAAAAGTACACTCTTTTTCACCAACTTTCTTCTTCTTATCTCCCTTGCCTTCGTATATATCATAATAGATGTTTTTATACTCAATATTAGGATCTTCGACCCTGTATTTTTCATCCATCAAGAAGCAATCGTGAGATAAATTTCTCGAAATCATCGAAGAAGGATATAGAGATCCGTAATCAAATACTACGATAGGATCATTTAAATAGATTCCTTCGTTGGGTTCTAATACCACAGCACCTTCGTAACCATCATCTATATCAATAACATTATCGACGAATGATTTTATCGTGGGAATTAGCGAATTTTTCTCCATGCATTGTTTTGCAATAAGAGAGAATATCTTAATACCCTGTCCTCTTCTGAATAAATAATTGAGAGGAACTAAGCACACATTTCCCATACCGATATTATTCTCAATAATTTTTAATTTGTGAATTAAGCGATTTACAAGACAACAATCTTGAATACAATACTCGGCAATTTCACAACGATCTTTGGAGTCTCCCTTGAATTTATCGAAAATTTCTTGAGGTTTCAAATCATTCTTATTATCTCCTAAGAATATCGAAGCTACATTATCCAACTTATAGCTATCGAGCTTCTGTTCGCGCTGCATAACCTTCAACAAATCTATTAGGACTACTCCATCCATATCAATATATTTTAATATATTATCGCCGAGAGCCGACGAAGACAGTTTCTGTTCTACTAAAGCTGACTTGCGACCAAACAATCTTCCCCAGCCAATCTCGTAATCTTCTATAATACCCAATTCGGTTGCCCTGTCCCATATATAGGGCATATCAAAACCGAATATATTATACCCAGTAACAATATCAGAATTCAGCTCGTTCATTAATTTTTTCCAGTTAATAAGCAGTTCCTTCTCAGTTCTACAAGATTCAACCACACAATCATTGATTGTATCGCACGTATCCAATGTTATAATATTTTTATATACTATTTTATCAGAACCGTACAAATGAACTGTTGTACCTATTTGAATAATCTTATCGCCTTCAAGAGGTGCGAGCAATCTATCTAATATTTTAGCCAATTTTGCCTCTTCTTCATTTAGTTGCGCAATAGTCATATTTGTATCATTTATATCATTTGCATCATTTGCATAATCATCGTTATCATTATCTATGCTTTCTTCATCGTTAGCACTGTCTGATTTGATAGATGCCGAGATTTTATCTAAAATAGCTATTATATCCGGCAGTTTATCTTTTAGCAGAGATGGTATTCTATCGATGTAATCCTTGCTAATTTTATTTTTAGCATATACACGGTTAATTTTTAAATTCGTTTTTTCATCTATTATAACATCTTGAGTATATATGGATTTTATCCAATATGTAATGAATTCGCCTGTATATTCATAGCCGGCTTTTGCGACCAATGCTAAATCTTGGGCGACCTTGCTATAATTCTTCTTTGCTACAGGAAAATCTCCATGACTGCTGGTACATTCAATATCAAAAGACGTGATAAGAATGGGTGCAATCTTATTACTTTCTACTGGTATAATATTCTTACCATCTACACTGATATTATAATCGCATCTACTTATGTCGTCGACGATATCATATTTATTAATTCGAACCCATCCGCAAGGCTTAATATTCTGAATATGAATATATTTGAGAAAAGGGTCGATATTACTTTCATATGCCTTGAAACCCTGCTTTTCAAGAGTTTTAAAATAGTATTTTAGATTATTAAATAATTTAAGAGATTTCACAGATACTTTAATAAACCGGAATAGTTTGTTATTTGTAAAACCCCAGAAATCCTTCTTTTCTACTATTTCCATTTTTGAAAAATGCGATAGCATATTATTCGGTATAATTTTCTTCTCATACTTATTACCGTTGAATGATGCCGTATATTTATCATTTAAAATAATATTTTTTAGCTCCGATACTTTAGCTTCAAACAGAGTATCTTTGTAATTTTCCCATTCTTCTGGTGGTTTAATATAGAAGAAGGGTTTAAAACAATTGACCTTTGTTGAAATTGTAGCACCATTATCACAAACTCCGAACAATATCATAGAATATAGTTCGTCGAAATCTTTTTCCTTGATTCTGTCTCCTTCGGGAACATAGATATCTGTAATCTGAAATTCTATAGGCTTTTTGTCCAAGGGTTCGTAACTTTTTCTCGGAAATTCCATTATAATAGATTATATCGATTAATTATTTAAATAATAACAAATCAATTTTTAATTTATTATAAGTAATAGAAGTATGGAAATTAATACAGAGGGGTTTATAATTATAATAGTGACTTTAATAGCCGCCTATTATATTTATAATTATTATTCTGAATATGGTTTGATAAAGGTAAAGAGTAACATAGATAATAATGAATATACTGTACAAATAAAAGATGATTCGCTTGAAGCCGCGAACTTAATAGCGACAGTAAGAGAAAGGCTGCTCGTATTGATGGAACATTTAGAAAAATCATATGGAAAGGACGATAAACGAGTTATGCTATTGAAGAAGAACTTTAGACCAGATAGATTAAAAGAGGGAGTTACTACTCCGGGCTATACGAGCTATTCTGTAAATAAGGGAGAGCAAATTATTTTGTGTTTGCGTAATAATGACGAATTAGTTGATATAAATACATTGTTTTTTGTTGTATTACACGAGTTCGCACATTTAGCTACAGAGAGTATTGGGCATACTGAGGAATTTTGGGATAATTTTAGATGGATATTAGAAGAATCTATAAATATCGGTTTATATATCAAACAGGATTTTAATATTAAAAATGTAGAATATTGTGGGATGTCTATTACTTCTTCACCGTTAGATTAGATAATATATATAAGATAATATTTTATATATATATTAATTGTAAAATTGTAAAATTGTAACGATGAAGGATTTAGTGCTATATAATAAAAATAATAATCAATTTGATTTATTTCTATATATAATATTTATTTCTATGATGATAAGCAGTAAATACAATAGCTCTATTAAAATAAATGTGATCCGTCGAAAAATAAATCAATATACAAATTGGAATATATATATAATATTTATAAATCATATATTAATTAATGTATTTGGAATCAATAACTTATTGATATCTAAATTCATTGCGAATAATTCTTTTAATATCATGCTATTATTCCATAGTTTTTTAATATATGATCCCAGAGTATTATTTGAAACTATAGATGGAGAGCCATTTGTATTAAATAAATTCATTAAAAATAAAAATATCTCGGCATCTACGTTGTTGCGATGTGAGTACATGATATGTAACGTAATATTTCATATATTACCAGTATATTTTTATAGAGATACTCTAATACACTATAGATCACATGACGATACTATAAGTATGTTTCTGTATACTATATTTTTTAAATTTATGTGGGCTCTAAATATTTTCGGCGATTTCAATATCACATCAATATATGTCCCGACATTCGAATTCTGTAATGTTAAATTAATTAATATGATAGTCGTATTCGATTATCTCTTGGATAAAACACTAATGGCTCTAACTTAATTATAAGATATATAAAGATATTATTTAGTATAATACCTATATATTAACTATGATCCCCAAAGTCATTCATCAAACATGGAGTGATAATCCGTTGCCCAATATACTTAAATATATACGCGATGAAAATATGAATCTATTAAAAGATAAGGGCTATGATTTTATTTTGTGGACCGATGAAATGATTTTGAAGCTAATAAATAAACACTATCCTAATTTTTATAAAATTTATAATTCTGCGAAAACTGGTGTGCAGCGCGGGGATATTGCGAGAATACTAATTCTATATCATTGCGGAGGTATCTATATTGATTTAGATATTTTAATATTAAAGGACATTGATAAGTTGATTAATATGTCCGAAGATAAATTTTATATAAGCTATGAGCCATCTGCACAGACTAAACTAATATATAATACGGACAGATATATTTGCAATGCCTTTTTTGCTTCAAGTAAACATAATAGATTTATGCATAAATTGTTATTTTCAATACCTGATCATATAGATATGCGAGGTTACGATGTATTTAATAAATTCGATATTTTCGGCGGCTCCTATATAATGGATAAAATAAATAATTATTCGAGCGATTTGAAAGATGATATCTGCATTATATACGATAGGGAGTTGATATACCCAATTAATGATTTGAAATTAGAAAATATATCAACGTGTGCTTCTGATTGGAAATCTGTTAAGGAAGGAAAATATGCAAGGGAGCCTTTTATGATACATTATTGGATACATGGAGATTTCGAATCTAAAAATCTTCTTAATATTTTTAAGCCCGATATAAATCATGATATACATCATAACATGTATATGTTTTTTTATTTACTTTATAACAATATTGCTAAAAAAATGATAGGTTCACAATAAAAACTTGTATATAATAAATAAAAGTATATGAGACAATATACATTTATATTAATACTTTTGTTTGAAATGGTGGGGGGCGCAAGAAGCTATTATAATATGGGCCTGAGGATGCAGCACAATATTATAAAAGATACCATATTGCACGATAGCAAGATGCCTATAATTTATACAAATAAGCATTTTAATCCGGTTGAGATAAAGAATAAATTTTTATCGGCCGAACATATATATCCACAATGCCTTTTAAATAACAAACAGTCTAATGATATGCACAATATTATAAAGACAATCAATACTCTCAATGTAAATAGGTCTAATTACAAATTTCAAGAAGAATATAATAAATATGATAAAAACTGGGTAGAATTAGAATATAACAATCATGTTAACCACAAGGATAAAATATTCGTACCAAACAACGATTCACGGGGATTTATTTCAAGAGCTATATTATATATGTATAAGGAGTATAATTGCAATCCGCGAAAAATTATAGATATCGAAATTCTAAAAAAATGGTATTATAACTTTTCTCCAACACACGAAGAAATATACCATAATGCTGTTATAAAAAGGATTCAAAACAAGAATAATATGTTTATATCATGTTATAACAAAAAAAATAAGGGTATTAAAAAGTTATTAGAGTCTTTGTAAAATTTAATGAGTTTCTTTTATGTTTATGTTATCATTGATAACAGGACCTTTGGGGCGGTATTGATATTCTTCATTAGAGTAATCTTCGCGATGATCGATAAGATATTTTGGAGAATTGTTATTTATATATTGATCAAAATATGGTAATTTAGTTAGCACAGTTAGCATAGCTATCTATTATATAACCTATATCATTTTTTATTAGCTTTTTTTACAACACGCTTAGATTTTTTACCAACTTTATTTTTATTGTATTTTCCGCCTCGTGTATTATTATTAATAAATTTTTCAAAAAATTTTGTTAAATCTTCAACAGTTCTCTCTTTATTGATGCCTGATGAAAATACAGGACGAGGTTCTTCTTTTTTTGGATATGGCGTGCCTGTTCTGATCATGTTAGAAGGTTGTTGATTATAATATGGTGTTTGAGGACGTACACCTGAGTTGCCCATACTTGCAGATCGTACAGGTCTTGTAGATAGTACTTTTGGTAATTTTAGCGATCCAGTACTTACAGGTATTGTAGGTCTTACAGGTTTTACAGGTAGTACTCTTGGATAATTATCCATATTCTGAATCATTTTCATAATCTGTTCGTGTCTATTCTTAAATTCTACGTCTTTTTTGCTTTCAGGCATTTTTATTTGAAAATCCTTCTATAATAATAATATATTTTTTATATAAAAAATGATTAGAATTATATTTTATTATTACTAATGGAGCTTTTAAACAAGGAGCAAAAATATGCGATTGATTGTGTTATGGAAGGTTCGAATATTTTACTAACAGGTTCTGCTGGAACAGGGAAGTCATATACTATTAAATATATTATTGAATATTTGAAAGAAAATAATAAGAAATTTGCTGTTACAGCTACAACAGGGACTGCTGCTGTTATGATTGGGGGTCAAACATTGCATTCATTTTTAGGACTCGGTCACGGTACTGCGAGTACCAAGGAAATTTATAGTAATATTTTAAGAAACAAGAAAAAGTACGATAATATATCATGTATTGATACTTTGATAATAGACGAGGTTTCTATGCTTGATAAAGAATTGTTCGAAAAAATATCTGAACTACTATCTTTAATAAAATTAAATGACGGGTATTTTGGGAATATTCAATTAATATTGATTGGAGATTTTTGCCAATTAGCTCCTGTAAAGGGACAATTCTGTTTTCTATCAGACTTATGGAATAAAATAGATATTAAAGTGGTTTTATTGAGAGAATTGATACGTCAAAGCGATGATTTATTATTTCAGAATATATTGCGAATTATTCGGAAAGGAAGGTGTACTGATAATATTATCACTGTCTTAAATAAGTTGCGAGACACAGAATTTGATAATGGAATTATTCCCACGAGATTGTATCCGGTAAATATAGATGTTGATAAAATAAATAGTATTGAGATTGAAAAGGTAAAAGCGATGGGTAATAAGTCAAAAACGTATTTTGCTTCGGCAAGTAGTGATATGGAGAGAGACAGGGATAAGTTTTCTATAGAACTCACTTTAAATGCGCAAATAATTATTATCAGAAACATTAGTGTAGAAAACTCGCTTGTTAACGGAACTCGAGGTGTAATTAAACATTTGGATGATGATTTTATTGTTATTAGTGATGTCGACGGCAATATCCATAAAATTAATTATTATACAGATACATATAATAATAACAGTAAATCATTTATTTATCATATGCCTGTAAGAATATGTTATGCTCTATCTATTCATAAAAGTCAAGGGATGACTATCGATGCATTAGAAATAGATATGGGACCCAATATATTTACTTGCGGGCAATCGTACACCGCATTATCTCGTGCTAAAAAATTGAGCTCTATAAAAATAATAGATGTTACTAAAGATTCGTTCAAAACAAATACATATGTAAAAGAATTTTACAAGAAAGCAAATCTTCAATAACGATAATAAATTATCTTAATTATTATTAGATTAGATATATAAAAATGAATAATAATAAGCAATTAAAGGAAAAATTTGTTACTCAATCTGAAAATGATAATATTGTTAAAAATGTGTTTATTGTAATTGGCTATAGTATCGCCGGTATATTAATGGTAGGTATGTTATCATGGGGTTATTTAACACACGAATATTTATTTGTAGCAATATACTCATTCGTATTTTTGATATATGCATCTATGATAGTAGCATTTATTGTTATCAATAAAGAAATATATGACTCTGATAGCTATAGTATAATACTTGGAACTACTATAATATCTATGTTTTTAACATTTATTGTAATCTGCTTATATGTATATAAATATTTTGCATCTATAAGACAGACCAAATCAGTTCAAGATGTAAGATATTCGCTAAATTATTAGACATGGTCTTAGACATGGCCTTAGACATAACCTAAATAAGATATAGTATATAATACTATAAATATAATTGTTGTTTTAATATATACATCAAATACTGTTAGATTATCTTGGAGATAATCGGGGATTTTCTCATATATATTATTAATTATTCCGCTATGATATATTAAAAATACTATTAATACGATTATTACATTTTTTTTTATTAATTCAACGTCTATATAAGCCGAATAATCGTTTTTATTTGCTTGTAAATTATTATGGTGCTGCTGCATATAAGGTTGATATATTCCAGAGGCCCCTGACGGTCCAGACGGTCCTGATGGTCCCGACGGTCCCGAAGGTCCCATGGGTACAGCTGGCCCAACATGGCTGCCGTGGCTGCCTTGGCCGCCTTGGCCGCCTTGGCCGAAATAGTTTGGGTTATTTATTAATGGGTGGGGGATATTATGTGAAGCAATTGGTATTTGATTCGGATTTATGTGCATAGAATGTGCAGAATTAGCATTTACATCCATATTTTTAGAAGATTGGAGTTCGTCGCGAAATTCGTTTAAAACATCTTGAACTACAGGGTCATTTATATCATTTTGTTCAGATAGTGTATTCAATTGTGATTTAGTTGTAGAAACCGACATTAATCTAATAATATATTATATTAAGATAATTAATATTATAACGCAATATAATGTTAATTACATTAGAAGAATTAAGTAAATTATTAGAAAATAGAAAAATAAAGATTAGAGGTTGTTTGCATATAGGCGCGCATTTATGCGAGGAGATATCTATATACAATAGCATCGGTGTAGCAAATGAAGATATAATATGGATTGAAGCAAACGAAGAATTAGTTAAATCAGCTAAAAATAAAAATATACTAAATATATATAATGCTATAATTACAGATATTGACTATAGTTGTGTAGTATTTAATAAAGCGAATGATACATCATCATCCAGTATACTATCTATGTTAGAACATAAAAAGGTATATCCTAATATTTCTTATATAGAAGGATGTAATAGATATGGTATTACGATTGATACATTTTTAGCATTACATAATATCGATGAAACAAGGTATGATTTTATGAATATTGCAATTCAAGGAGCTGAATTATTAGCACTAAAAGGATCTGTGTGCTTTATTAAACATTGTAAAATTATTTATTGCAAAATACACGAAATAGAGTTGTATAAAAACTGTGCTTCTATTAAAGAGCTCGACGAATTCTTATTACCACATGGATTTATTAGAGTACTTACTATAACAACAGAAAAAGGATGGGGTGATGCTATATATATTAGGTTGTAGTCTCTTACTATGAAATAAATTATTTATATTTTTTTACATTTCCCTGTAACAGGATCTCTTATTTTATCTTTTTCACATATTTTTATACATCGCTTAGTTAATGGATTAAACTCTTTACCAACTGGACATTTTTTTTTGCATCTCCTTGTAACAGGATCTCTTATTTTGTCTTTTTCACATATTTTTATACAGCGTTTAGTTATCGGATTAAGATCTTTACCAACCGGACACTCTTTTTTAACTTTGCCTACTTTGGAGGCTTTGGAGGCTTTCGCGGCTTTGGCTGACTTTGCGGGCGACTTGGCATATGTAGTATATACAA